GTCGGCTGCTATTGGCTTCCTTCCTGCTCTACGTGACTCAGCTCACTATGTCAAGAAACTGCACGAAAAACACGGTTATCAATTCCGAGTGATCACCAGTCTAAGTCTAGATAAAAACGCACAGAAGCTTAGAGAAAAGAATCTACGCAAGTTGTTTGGTAACGCTATTGAAACAGTGATCTGTTTAGACACTGGTGCAGACAAAGATGATGCACTTGCACCTTATAAAGATAGTGATCTGTATTGGATTGAAGACAAGCCTGCCAATGCCGATGTTGGCTATAACTTAGGATTACAATCTATTCTTATCGAACACGGACATAACATGCATCACAAATGTTCTTATCCAGTTGTAAAGAATTGGAAAGAGATCTATGGTATTATTGTAGGTCGCTGACAAAATCCAACAGCAGTTCATGATGTCGCCCACCGTGATAGTGAGGCTTCATCCAGCTATGATATTCGTTGTACCAACTGAGTTGACTCTCTGGGTGACATCCAATTAGCCCTATGTTGTTTTGTATTACGGCCATAGCATCACCATTGGCATAGGTAGCAACAGTTTTAAATTTTGTAGTATCACCTACTAAAGCACATCCATCGTAGAAATACATTCGTTCTTGTTGCCCTTGCCAAGTTATAGGTAATGCTTTGGCATGCGGTCTACGTGTGTCTGTGCCAGGGCGGGTGATGTATTGCACAGCCTCTATGCCATCTACGATATCAAAATAGTCTTCCGCAGCCCAGTATGCTCCCATACATATGCCAAGATACCTTCCGCCTCGACCAACAAAGTCCCTGACTCGATCTCCGTTGTGTGCCAGCAGGTGATCAAAACTATCGGCATCACCAATACCTCCTGGTACAGCTATCATGTCAACATCATCAAAGAAGTCAGCATCAACGTGCCAGCGTGTGAATATTTTAAAACTGTGGTATGGTTGTAGTGCTTGGAGGATGCCGTTGCCGGACTCTACTGAACATTTAGGCTGATGCAAGAACAATGCTATCTTCATACAGTCTTTATAAAAGTGCTCACTTAGAACGCCATTCCGGGGCACGACTCCCATAACGTTCTGCCCAGCAGCCGGGCAACCCTGAAGTAACGCTAACGTTCCTAAGGTAGGGTGTTCTTATTCTTGTGCTTTCTCGATGGTATAGTCTGCTTCTGTGCTATCTGGATATCGAGCTGTTAACTTGGCAATGATGTCTTGGCGGCTTTCACCTTGGATACGAGCAGTCCTACCTGATGCAGTCTGTGTTACTACATACGTTCCAGGACCGTCATTGGCATCTGGTTCAGGCGCTGCTGGCTTTTCTTCGCCTGAAGCATAACTTAACGGGAATCGTTTTTTCAAATCTGCTATAGCAGCCGGAATATCATACCCGCCACGGGCCACATCTTCGCTGGCTGTTTTTAGTTCTGCTGCCTTGCTTTGGATACCTGCGACAATGCGCTTCATCAGTCCAGGAAACAGTTCTGAGAACTTCTCGTCTGATCGTATGCTTTGATTGCCGTTGTTGATTTGATTAGTAGGAGCATGTATCTGCCATTTGCCATTAACATCATCTGAATTTTCTTTGTCAAACACAGATATCACAGGACCGTCTGGAGCATAGGTTTTAAACCAGCGTTCACCTGAGCTTGATCCTGTGCAGAAGCTGGCTTGGAAACCTGCGGAGTTGTTGAATGTGTAGCATGAACCGTAGTTCATAGGAACTACGATAAGGAATCGTTCATCATCTACGATGGTGATTTCTTTGCGATCACGTTTGTGTTTTTCAATGACTTCAGCATCTTTGATACGGTTAAGTTCATCGCGATAATTGCGCTGCTGAATGATAGATTGTATTTGACGTAGATTTTTAAACTTGTTGAAGTCTTGATCTTTTTCTGCTAGTTTGCCACGTATGCTCAGGGCCTTCCAAGCACCTAGAGCGTCGCCACCTTCGCCGTTGATGTCTTCAAAGTCGGCCACGCCATTGATATACATGCGAGTCAACCATTCGTCAAACTTGCCATCAGTGGAGATGTTGCCATAGTCTGTGCTGCTGAGACTGAGGTCTAGGAGATCACTCCATAGTTTAACTATCTCGTCATCTGAGGGTTTAGGTCCTAGTTTGGCCACACGATCTTTGGGCAATGTGCCATCATGGCGCATGGCTATGCTCAACATCTTGACCATCTTGGGATCTTTGAGTTTGGCTGCTATGTTGGCTTCGAGAACTATTTGATTGAGTTTCATCCTGAAATCAAACTCCTTTTAAAGAATGTCAGCACTGTGCCTAATTTCTTTTGATCGCCGCCTGCGATGTCTTTCATCAGTTGGCTACCGCCCTCAGATCGCTGTGCATTATAGCCGTCGCGATAGCCGCTGCGACTTATAGCGCCAGTCTGTTCGGGGTAGTGATGACTGGCTGCCATTAACACAGCAACATTAATAGCAGCTCTGACTGAGTTAGGTGTGTCAGAATCTGTTTCCAACGACTCAATGGCTTGTTGCAGTCGTTTCACATGTTCTAGTTTTTTGGCAGCTTTGTCAAAGGCATCGTTCTTGATCTGATTGGCGATATGTCCTTTGACGTCTGCGATAGCAGCAGTAATTGCTTTGGCCCACAGTGGCTTGAATTTTTTAGTCAGGGTGTCTACACTGACCATCGAAGTGTCAGTGCCAGCCTGTTGATCTTTACGTTTCTTTCGTTTGTCATTCACTGTAGAAGTATTGTTTCCCACATAGAACTTGTTTAGTTTGCCTATTTTTGATTTCAAAAAATCAATGACGTTGCCGCCTCGGCCATCTGCAAAACTGTCTACTTCTCCACCTGAGCTAGCAGTGGCTTCATAACTACCGCTAGTGGTAGCACGGATGGCTCCTGTGCCTGTGGTGCCTTTGATTATGACCCAAGCACCTCTTCTGGCGTCTTTGAGTTCACTCCATGATATCTTTTCTACTTGTCGATAATCCTGATCATGTGCAAGGCCCATGTCTGTGTGAAGGAATTTAACTACTTGTTTGCCACCAGGATTGTCTAGTATCAAGTTGAGACTGGTGCTGGCTTCGTTGAGATAGCCTTCAAGCAGTTGTGAAAATAATTGATAAGATTCTGTGCGCATGATATATTTATTGGCACCAGCTTTGTTTAGCATCGCCATAGTATTCACGAGCTAGGCCGTTGCTGATAAGTCCCTGACGAATGCTTTGTCCGTTTACCAGGATGTCTCCCAATATACGGCCACCAAACTTATCCCATCCGTAGATAATAACTTGGTGCTTCGGGTGGGATTGTAAGGCTTGAGTTGTAAATTTACTCGCCAATTGCGCTCGCTGGTCTTCTTGTGGACATTGAGCTCTGTGTCCTTTTTCTGGCGTGTCGACTCCGTAGATCCTAACAGCAAGTTCGGGCTTGAGTGGTAAGGGGAGAAAGGGAGCGGCGATCACAATTGTGTCGCCGTCACTCACTCTAATAACTTGTGCATCGTAGGTTGCTGACTTTGCAGGCATCTTGCCCTGCGCAAATGCTAACAGGGGCAATGTCGATAATAATAATAGTAGTAGTTTATTCATGGGGACCTTTTAAATCTTATAGCTTATTTATTCTCTACCCAGAAGCCCAGTCTATCTCCGGCAGTTGAGGGATACCATGTGGTATTGGAGGGTTGAGGTTTGAGATCATCGCACCAAACTGGGTATATTACATCGCTGCTATGGTTGGAGAAATCATCGTTCCAACGCAGATGCACTTCGATGATCTTGTCCCCAACGTATTCCACATTGACCCACGGTGTCAAATGCCATAGTTCACCTAATACTTTAGGAAAGCTGTATTTCTCATCAATACGCTGCCAGCGGCTGAATCTGTCTAGCCTATCAGGATCATCGCGAAATCCTTCCACTGCCAGGGTCTGTATGCCATAGTGAAAGTCCACAGAGATATGACGGCCCTCGAAACATTCACTCCAAAAGTATCCGTCAGGAACTAGGTCAGTGTCTTGGGGTGTTAGCCATTGTTTCGTAGCACCGCGACTCATCATGCGTATGTTGGTTATAGGACGAACAATGTAGTGTGCTGGTTTAGGCACTGGTATACCTGCGGGTGCTGCGATATGCCCACATTTCACAGCTAGAACAAGTTTATCGTAGACCCAGAGATAATCGATCGGACAACGACGCCATACATCCTTGTCGTCGATGTATTGCATATCACTCGTATGTAACAGTGTCTGAGTCACCTAAAGACCATTTAGGATTAGTTTCAACTACCCACTTCTTGGTAGCTACCTTGAAGTCTGGGAACAGCATCTCTTTGGGATTACTAGCAGCATCTAAAAACAAGCAGCGATTGTTGGGCTGGGCAGCATACTGTCCGTTGTCCAGTTCAATGAAGTTAAAGCTCTTGTGATCTTCAGGCCATTCTGAATAGGTGGTGTCTATGATGTTCATATCCGGCGCTGCATTATCCACTGTGAACAGATAGTTGCCTTGATAAAACTCTTTGTTCTTGGCATAGAATTTACAACTGAGATTGCGTAGGAATGCTTTCTGTATCACAGCAATGTCATAACTGAAACAGTCCCATATTTGTAGTGTATCTAAGGGTAAAAACTTTTCCGGTTCTAGATTGTCTGAACGGCTCACATAGGCATGCAGGGGCAGCTTGTCATAAAGCGCACCATAGCGTGGCAAGTAGGCTTCTATGCGAAATGCTTGACTGCGTAGGCTCTTGATTGAAACCCAGATGCAAGGTTCGTACTCACCGTGGCCACTTTTAAAATCGTATAAGAACTCTCGTCTTACGAAACAATGTACTGGAGGAAGGTTGGCAACTAGAAAACTCATTCACATTCCTTTTTATCTATACAATCTAAACACGAACACTCGTTGCAATCGCAGTCGTCTGTCATACAACTGAATCCGCAGTGTGCGGTGCACCAGCAGGTGCATTTGGGTTTTAATCTTTGATAGCTTGTGTCATTGTTGTCCATTGTTGTCTCCTTATAATAATCTCTCTGCTATGATATTGAAGCCATCTGTAGCACCGTCATCACTACGCATAAATGTCACACGATAGATACGGCCCAATGCTTTATCCTGTAGTGTAACTGTAACAGTATCGCCTGGACTATCTATACCAAGACTGGTATACAAACTAGTCCAGGCATTATTTGCTACTATCACCCCAGTGCTACCTGCTTGGTTTATCGCACTGCCGGATCTTGCGGTTACCGCTGTCCAAGCAAGATTTTTTGAGTAACTGGCGTTGCTGATAACCTGCGGAAATACGCCTGCAAGCCCAGAATTTGTTATGCGGAAACGCATATCATTCACAGTAAGTTCAGTGCCCATTGCGGCATTGAACGCTGTTCTAGCAAGACTTGGTGTTCTTGCTGTTACTACTGCATCCGTGTTAATATTAAACGCAGTGGTGTTCATGGTCAACACATTGGTAAACGCACTGCTACTACGGAACTGGAATTCTCCGTTAGTGGTTCCGCCATTGCTAACATCAAAGTATATTACACTGGCGCCGTTGGTACGATCACGGATAGCCGCATCTCTGGGCACAGACAATGCCACATTGCTGATAGCACTGTCGCCCGCACTAAATGCTGTTGTGTGATTACTTGTGACAGTGGCAGTTGTGCCTATGGTCTTGCCACTGGCCATTGACAGGTTATTGTTGATAGTGGTAGTGCCTGTAGCTGCTCCAACACTTAAAGTGATAGCGGCTCCGGCAAAGTTTACAGTTGTAGCGGTAGTATTGATTAAATTAAAACTTGAGCTTGGTGTTGTCAGACTTGTGGTAATTGCTGGACTGGTCATTGCTGGCGTGGCACCAAAACTGGTTAGACTGCTCGCTGTTACACCGCTGGCTAATGTGTTACCAGTCAGTGTGCCTGCCGCGGCTGTAACTGTAATATCAGAACTGCCATTAAAGCTAACTCCATTGATGTTGCGAGCAGTGGTCAGCGTAGCGGCTGACCCATTCACTGACCCGGTGATAGTGTTTGTAACTGATAGATTTGTTAAGGTACCTACGCTTGTAAGACTACTTGCTGTTACTCCTGATGCTAGAGTATTTCCAGTCAGTGTGCCAGCGGCTGCTGCACTCTGAGTGATAGTGATAGCACCTTCTGCATCTGAAGCTGTGGTGATACCACCTGCACCTACAAACTTGACTGTTTCTTCTGTACCGATTGTTCTTAAAGTGCTGTCATCTGCGGCTACATTGAATGTAAAAGTATTTGTAATAGCATTCCACGGAGTGCGTTTCCAAATAGTAGGCAATGGGTTGGCACTGGTAATCGTGAAACTGTCTCCGAGAGTAACTGTGCCGGTCCAACTGGAAGTAAGTATAAGGTCCCAAAAACCATTTGGATAGTTTTCGGACCAACTAGACACACTCGATACTGTGCGGGTAATATTTCCGCCGCCGGGATTAAATGTCACAGTCCACCCGTAACCTGGTGTAAGTGCAAGTGGATTCCAATTGTTGCTGATTCTAAGTTGATTGTAGTTAGAAGCACTTTCACTGTTTAAGAATGTACCAGTATAACTATTGCTTACATAGGCTGTGGTACAATAATAAATGTAGCTACTGTCAAAGGCCACATTGCCTACAGCATCTCCTACTGCACCTGTTAGTGAGCTTGGTGCGGCAACAATTTTTAATGTGTTGGTACCGTCTGTTAGTGTAGGTATATTAATGGCTGCACTGCCGTCAAAGCCGACACCATTGATGTTTCGTGCCGTGGTTAGTGTTGCTGCTGAACCTGTGGTATTTTGATTTAGTGTAGGTATGTCAGCGGCTACAATAGCACGGAATGTTGGAGCCCCATTAGATCCGTTTGGTGCGGCTAGGAAATGGTTGGCTGTCTTACTGGCATAAGGGTTCTGTGTATCACCATAACCCGAAGCCAATGCGATGGTAACTGCTGAACCGCCCGTATAACTTGTACCACTCAATCCCGTGCCGATAGTCAAGGCGTTTGGATTAGCCGCTAAGATAGTAGCACTTGATCCTAAACTAATACTTGTGCCATTTACAGTTATTGAACTATTGGTTAGTTTGTTATTGGCTATTGACCCGGCTAACATTATGTCTGTAACAGCACCTATACTATTTGTGTAAACGCCATTAGTCACTGTAGTAGCATTACCAATAAAGTTAGTTGCTGTTACAGAGTTTAATCCTGCTAGGTTAGCGGTTGTAGTGCCTAACGCTACGACTGTGCTACCAATAGTAACTGTGCTGTTCAACAACTTGGCATTGGCAATGTTGCCTTCTAACATAGCATTAGTGACTTTGTCTGTGTCGCTGGTTCTAACTACAGTACTATCAACAGCTATAGTTATAGCACCTTCGGCATTTGACGAAGTATCAATGCCAGTGCTACCAATAAACTTGACTGTTTCTTCTGTGTCGATAGCAATCATAGTGCTATCGTCTGCGGCCACATTAAATGTAAATGTTGACGCAGGACCTTGCGGTCCAACAGGGCCTTGTTCTCCTTGTATGCCTTGTGGCCCAGTTGCTCCTGCAGCACCGGTTGACCCAGTATCACCTTGTATTCCTTGAGCACCTTGTGCGCCTGCGGGTCCTGTAGCGCCAGTTGCTCCTGTGGCCCCCGTGTCGCCTTTTAGTCCCTGTATACCTTGAGCACCTTGCAGTCCCTGTGGGCCAACTATCTGTCCAATATTATCCCAACGGCTGTCTGTGACATTCCAGAAATATAAATCGCCGTTCTCTTGATTGATCCAAGCATCGCCTGCTGAAGGACTAACTACGGCTAATATTTCTGCTTCGTTATTTTTAGAACCTTTTAGAGTAACAGCAGCACCTTGTTCGCCGGTATCGCCCTTTACACCTTGTATTCCTTGTATGCCTTGTGCGCCTTGTGCGCCTGCAGGTCCTGTCGCACCCGTAGCTCCCTGTGGTCCTGTGGGTCCTGTCGCACCCGTAGCTCCCTGTGGTCCTGCGGGTCCTGTAGCGCCTGTAGGTCCAGTTGGCCCGGGAGATCCGCCCCCTCCACTGACAATAGTACCTCCGGGAGTAGAACCGTCACTCAAACGAAGTATACCAGTACTATTATCATAGAATAATGTGCCGCGTCTGCCAATGAAGTTGTCTACAGAACTCTGTACCAGTCCTGCTTCTATTTTGCGAAATGCCATCGAAATACCCTAGTTAGAGTATTTATCGGCTTCTGAAGATTGGATTGTTGGGATTGTGCTCAGTCTCGTCTTGAGTGAGTTTGCGGATGATTGGCGAATCTTTGCCCGCTTCAGCTTTGTCCAGTTCTAATTCTTGCTGTAACGGTGAAACCATTATGGGATTTGGGTCTTTTTCCTCTGGATTCTTTGGCTGGCTTTCACTAGACTCGTTGCCGTCTAGTTTTTCAATAATGTCGGCCAAGGCCCTCATGAATTCTGCTGCTCTCATAGTGTTATTTATTAGAATCCGTTAGTGGCTGAGTTGTAGAACAGTTTACCGGACCAGTTTGATGTTTTAGCTTGTGTTCCGCTCGCCCAACTAACGGTCATTGTTCCTGGGCCTGTTAGGTTACCGAACATAACACGGAAGGGATAATAAATGTTTGCTATCATTGCAATGGTTCCGCTCACTTCTGTAACACCGTGAAGGCCGCCGTTCTGGACAACAGCATTGGTATGAGTATATCCTGTAATGGCATCTGGTCCAATCCACATATAACTAGCATCGTCTGTGCTAGTGTAGAATGTATAGGTATCTGTAGTAGGTGCTAAGAAGTATCCTGTAAGCATAATACTACTATACTCTGGTAGACTAGATAAGTTTAAACTTGTGTAAACACCTTGAGAAGTAGCAGCATAGGTATCAAAGAATGTTAGATCGTCGTTTGCCGGGATAAAATCTACACCAAAATAGCCATTAGCATTTGTTGTGCCAGTTACTGTGCGATGATAAACTCCAGATGTAAATGTAATAGCTGCAACGTTGATCCACGGACGTCCTAATAACAGTCCGTCAGGATTTGAATTATTCACTAATGTATTTCCAGAATACTTAGTAGGCAGATTATCTATATCGTAGGTATTATTTTCTCTATAGTATGGCGCAGTAGTATCGCCTGCTGCTTGTCGTCTTGTTTGTGCTAAATCTAGTTTGGCTTCTTGCTTTAACTGTTTAGTTGCTAGTTCTGATATACCGTTTGCGGCCATTATTACTCCCAGTTTAATATTTATGTAAATAGTTGACTATGATCAATAAAGCTCCCTTTAATAATCTACTCAAAACACTCAAAGACACGGGCAAATACCGTGTGTTCAACGACATTATCCGCGAAAAGGGCAAGTTTCCTTCAGCCATGTGGTACGGACCCTACAACATCAAAAGCATCACAAACTGGTGCAGCAACGACTATTTGGGCATGGGTCAGCACAAAGTTGTGTTAGATGCCATGCATACTGCTCTAGATCACACAGGCGCAGGATCAGGTGGCACACGTAATATTGCAGGAACCAGTCACTATCACGTGGCCTTGGAATACGAGCTGGCCACTCTACACAACAAGGCACGAGCTCTGCTGTTCTCATCAGCCTATGTGGCCAACGAGTGGACTTTGATTGCTCTAAGCAAGATCATACCCAACATACATTTTGTTTCGGACAGTGAGAACCACAACAGCCTAGTCATAGGCATGGTTCACAGCCGAGCACCTAAGACTGTATTTCGTCACAACGATCTCAATCACCTAGAAGACATATTAACCAGCATACAACTCACAGGCAACGTGCCCTGCATTGTATTTGAATCAGTTTACTCAATGGATGGCGACGTAGGACACATCAAAGAAATCTGCGATCTAGCAGACAAATATGGTGCTATGACCTACATCGATGAAGTACATGCGGTAGGACTCTATGGACCCCACGGTGGTGGGAAAGTTGAAGAGCTAGGGCTACAATCCCGTGTTGACATAGTCAACGGTACATTAGGGAAAGCCTATGGGGTCCAAGGTGGCTATATAGCTGCCGATGCAGAGGTCATTGACGCCATCCGTTCTGTAGCTGCTGGATTTATCTTTACCACATCAATGAGCCCTGTGAGCTGTGCAGGTGCATTAGCTGCGGTCAAGTATCTAAAGGATCATCAAGAGCTGAGAGACAAGCATCAAGAACGCAGTCGTAAACTCAAACATAGATTGGCTGTGGCTGGCATGCCTGCAATGGAATGCACCAGCACACACATTGTTCCTATCCTAGTTGGGGAAGCTGTGCGTTGCAAGGCCATCAGCGATGAACTACTCAACGAGCACAACATCTATATCCAGCCTATCAATAATCCCACTGTGGCAGTGGGCACAGAGCGGTTACGTCTAGCACCTACTCCGTTCCACGATGATGGTATGATTGAAGATCTAATTACTGCTCTGGCTGCTTCATTTGCGTGTCACCCGGCGCAAGTCTAAATCGATCTTCAACGTAGTCCGAGGTGCTAACTTCAAAGATCACACTGTTGGCAACCAGTGCTTCGATTTGATGCGGACCAAGAGCTCCGAAATCTGCAGTTTTGCCTTCTTCTAGGATGGCTTCCTTGGCTTCACCTGTGCTAACATCAATGTAGGTTACCTTGAATCTACCAGCATTGATAAACCAACTCTTGTATTTTTCTTTGTGAAACACCAAACTGGTTTTGGCTCCTGCACGTTCGAATACAAGGAGTTTTCCGCAGTATTTGTCGTTGTTGGCCCATACCAATTCAAATCCCCACCCTTTGTCTATTTTACCTAATGTTTGTAAGTTCATGGTCGTTTCTCGATTATTTTATCTACTAGGCCATAGGCCAGTGCTTCTTCTGCTGACATGAAGGTGTCACGATCCATGTCACGCTCGAAGTCTTGATAGGTCTTGCCTGCGGTATTGTGTTTAACATAAAGTTCAGTTAAGATTGTTTTCATCTTAGTGATCTCTTTGTATTGGATTTCAATGTCACTTTGCATACCGCGAGCGCCACCTGAAGGCTGATGTATCATGTGACGTGCATAGGGCAACATGTATCGTTTACCTTTGGCACCTGCTTGTGCTAGAAAGCTGCCCATTGAGCAGGCCTGCCCCATCACATAGGTAGCAACAGGACAACGAATAAACTGCATGGTATCATAGATACTCATGCCGGCAGTGATAACACCACCTGGGCTGTTGATAAACATGCTGATTTCTTTATCTGGATTTTCGCTTTCTAAGAACAGCAATTGGGCCACAACCAGATTGGCCATGTGATCTTCTACAGGACCATTCAACATGATAATACGCTCTTTGAGCAAACGACTAAAGATGTCGTAGGCCCGCTCACCTTTTGATGTAGATTCAACTACCATTGGTACTAACATAGAATTCCTTTTGTGCAAAATTAAAGTATAACGTGTCTAGTAATTATTGTCAAGGCTCTTGTTTTCTTTGTAATCTGAGCATATAATAGTCATGTAATCAACCCGCAGTTAAATATATCATGAGCACCCTTTTATTAAACGCAGACATGCAACCTGTAAGCCTTTTACCCTTGAGTGTGGTAGATTGGCAGGAAGCCATACGATACATGGTTCTGGACAAGGTCAAGGTCTTGGAATGGCATGACGATTGGATTGTCCACAGTGCCAGATGGCAGACTCGTGTGCCTGCTGTGATCATGTTGAACACATATCAAAAACCCAAACATACCATGCGGTTGAGCAAACGCAACATATTCCTGCGTGATGCCTACACCTGTCAATACTGTGGCACAAATGTCACAGAAACCAACGCCACTTTGGATCACGTGCATCCTGTGAGCCTGGGCGGCAAGACCACTTGGGAAAACTCGACCACAGCCTGCAAACATTGTAACTATCGCAAGGCAGCTCATGTGGGTAAAATGAAGCCAAAGATTGCTCCTTACAAGCCTACATTTTGGGATCTAGTTGCCAAACGCAGGGTTAGAGGCTATCACCTGGGCCATCCTAGCTGGGCGGACTATTTAGGATAATCAATCCAAAATATCGCTTGACAACTCCACTGTTCGATGCTATAATATTAGCATTGTAACAGTTTAGGAGCAGAAAATGAGAACACAACCGCAAGCAGTTATTGCTCAACTTGAAGCAGACAACAGCCGTTTGGCCAAAGAAGCTATTCTTGCAGAAGCAATGACAGAAGGGCTAGATGAATTCTTCGAAGGAGTTCGCTGGTGTTTGGACAAACTGCATACCTTTGGAGTCAAGCAGGTTCCAGAGAGTGATGCAGATGGACAGGGCCTAAGCTGGGCCAACTTCAGTGAATTGGCAGATGCTCTGTATCGCAGAACACTCACAGGTCATGCCGCACGTGATGCCATCAAATTGGCCATGGATGTGGCCACCAAAGATCAATGGAATGGATTCTATCGTAGGATCCTTATCAAAGACCTTCGCTGTGGTGTTTCAGAAAAGACAGTAAACACTGTGGCCAAGAAAAGCAAGAAGCCCGAATATGCTGTGCCTGTGTTTGAGTGCATGTTGGCGCACGATGGTGCCAATCACGAAGGCAAGATCACAGGCAAGAAATTGGTTGAGCCCAAACTGGATGGTGTGCGTGTGCTAACTGTGGTAGACTACGAAAGCCGCACAGTTGTGATGTATACTCGCAACGGCAAAGAACTAGTAAACTTTCCGCACATCGTCAAGGCCTTTGAAGACAACATGGACAATTGGGGCCGCAGTTATGTGTTTGATGGAGAAGTGATTTCAAACTCATTCCAGGATCTCATGAAACAGGTGCACAGGAAATCGGATGTGCAGGCACAGGATGCTAGACTCATGCTGTTTGACATCGTGCCTTTGGCAGAATTCAAAGCAGGAGCCAGTGTGATGGGCCAGAAGCGCCGTAGTGCTTTCCTGCGTGAAAACTTCTCCAAACTGTTCGCAGACTCAGGTTGCATTGAAATCATCACACAACGAGAGTTTGATCTAGACGTGTTCACTGATGAAATTGAGTTTAAAGACTACAACAAAGCTGCCGTGGCCGCAGGCTATGAAGGCATTATGATCAAAGATCCCAATGGCAAATGGGAGGGCAAGCGAAGTGTGGCTTGGCTCAAGCAAAAGCCCTTTATCGAAGTCAGCCTTGCTGTGATTGAAACAGAAGAAGGCACAGGCCGCAACGTGGGCAAGATGGGTGCCCTGGTATGTGAAGGCACAGAAGATGGCAAGCTGATCCGAGTAAACGTGGGTTCGGGCTTCTCAGACAAGGATCGTGATGAATTTTGGCAGTGCAAGGTAGACGGACAGGTCATTGAAGTCAGAGCTGATGCTATCACACAGAACCAAGACGGCACCTATAGTCTACGCTTTCCAAGGTTCATGCGCTTCCGTGGCTTCAAAGCAGGAGAAAAGATATGAACCAACGAATTCGAGAACTTGAGAAACAATGTTGGAGTCACCGTGTGGACGGAGTCCTAGTAGACGGACATTTACATTTTGATACACAAAAGTTTAACAACCTGATCATCGAAGACTGTATTCGTACCTTGCGTAGCAATGGCTACGATGATGCGGCAAAATGCCTACAGGACATACACTTTGGAATTGAGAACCCAGTATGAGTGGCACACCAGCAAGCTCTAGCCCAGGCATATCAGGCTTTATTGAAATCTTCGAAGGTCGCTTGAATAAGATGAAGCTACACCTTAAAGAAGAATTAAGCAAAGCTAAAGGTGAACGAGACCGTAAATCCATACGCAGGATTATTGCTGATGCTAGAAAGCTCAACAAGACACTGAAAGGAATGCGTAATGCCAATACCAAACTGTGTCCACATTGCGGAGAAAAGCTATGAGTGAATATACCCCAGATCGTTGGTGCGTGATACGCATACCCAGCCCCAAAGAAACTGTCTACAAGGTGTTTGCTTCGTGGTCGGGCAGTTACACTGGGGGAGACTCTTGGAAGCTGAACTCAGGTATCACCCAAGCTACATTAGTTGACGGGGCTTGGGAGTTTGAAGGCACATCAGGCAGCGTGTATCGATGCAGGGCAGGCAGCTATGGGGCCAATGCCTATGGCCGTGCTGTGTTAGATGACATGATCCGCAGAACCCACGAGGGCGTAGGCATTGACATAGACATCCTAGATAAAGATACAGATTGGGCAGGCCTAGACTATGACCCTTTGCAACAATGGATTAGGCAGGGTGGTGATTTAACCCAAACAGACTAAGTAAAGAATCATTGCAACAAACCATTAACCACCATTGAGGAAGCAGTATATGAACAACGACCGAGAACAATTAGACGTCAGCGCCAGCGAAGAAGGCGAACAGGCACAGGCCATTGCTATGATACGTGATGCACAGGCTCTAGATGCTGTGCGTCAAAAGCTGGCCAAACAGCGCAGTCAGCCCAGCTTGACAGAGTGTGATGCATGTGGGGAAGATATTCCCGAGGCTCGCAGACTAGCTGTGCCGGGTGTTACCATGTGTATCTATTGCCAATCAAAGTCAGAACGCTTTACAGCCAACTATCGACAGCCTGGTGACAGCTCAGAGTAACCACTCCACCCCATAGGTCTTCCACAGGCTGTTCAAACAGCCACTCAGGGCCTAGATTTTGTGCGGTCAACCACGACTGCTCTTTGCGCCATACCCCCTGACCCTCAATCTCCTGATCCAGCTGCCCTGGGCCCCATGAAGCATAGCCCATGAACAGTCTAAAGTGGCGGGGCATGTCATGATCCATCATGCAATGAAACATTTCCAGTGAACTGGTCATGGCCCAGGCTGATGTAATCATCACGGTGTCACTGCATACCCAGTCTGAGCTGTGCAGCATCCATACACTTTGTGAGCCCATGGGCCCGCCCCAATACACAGGCATAGGGGGTAGCCCTGTGTGATCTATGTCGGCATGTTTGAGTATTTCATCTAGGGTGTGACCCAAGGGTCTATTCACACACAGGCCATGAGCACCTCGTTCATCGCTGTGGGTCAACATCAGCACTGAATCCCTGAATCGGGGGTCAGGCATGTTTGGGGGTGCTATCAGCAGATCAGTGGGGTTTAGGGCCAGTGTCATGACCAATCAGGTAAAGGTCCGCCGTATTTCTTGCCTTTGATCTTCTTGCCACGGACTTTGACTCGCTCTGAGCCCACTTTGTGACTCTTGCCGCCATCTCTGCTGCGATAGCCTTGACTCTTGCAGCTGGCAAGATTTGAAGCACCCAGGGCTGAGTCTGGCTTGCCGCTTTGGCACAGATCACGACTAGCAGGCTCTTCGCTGACTGCTGAATCCCCAGTGGTGATGCCCAAGATGTCATCGTTCAAAGGAAAGTTCAGTTCCTGGAAACGTTCTGGTAGTTCCTGTGTGTCTATGATAAACTCCAGCTCCTCGGAGCTGGGATGTTCCTTCATTAGAACCTGTGCAGCAGCATCGTGTGCTTCTGCGTTTGACCATATGTCCACATCATAGTGTTCTTTGTATAGACTGGCCACGGCATCCATGACCAATCTGTAGTCACAGGTGAATATGTTTTCTGTGACGATTTCACGTATTTTCATGCCAGTTTTGCTCCAATCATCACGCAGGATACCAATAGGTTCTTGATGTCTTGATCATCTGCTTGTGCGTTGAGTTGATCTGATCTAACCAGATCCTGCATGAGCTCTTGATATTCTTCAAGACTGATACCCCCACCCTCATATTGCTGCATTATGGCCAGAGCCATTTGAGCACGTTCACGAGCCCATGGTGGTCCCGATTGTGCTAGTTCATGTAGTTGTTGCATTACCATCTCCCTAGTATGCCCGCAGCTGCTCGCTGGGCCTGTTGTTGCATGACGGTTCGTTTGAGTTCACAGTAAGTGACACTGGCCTGGCCCTTGGATGTGCGTGTATACATGTCTTCCACAGTGGCCTGCATGGGTGCGATCAACCGGATCACATCTTTTTGTAGAGCACCTTTGCTAGCACTGTAGAGTTCAAACCAACGCAGGTCATCACGTATGCGAGTGATCTGAGCCAGTTGATCCCCAGCACAGTTGAGTCGATCTATGCCCAGTCTAACGTCTACAATGCGGGCACTTTGATTGTCGTCCCAGAATGAAGGTATCCATGTGCTCACAGTGGCACAACCCGATATCAGCACAGAGACTATGATAGTAAAGATGAGTTTCATGTAGATATTTACCCTTATTCAGGCCAATCGCAGGCCACGATCATGGCGCCCAAAGCTGCTTCTGCACGAGGGATACTGGGCTCATCAAAAGGTTGATCATAGACCGCCAGTTGATAGCGAACATTGGGTGCAGAACCCACAGTGATGACCAAGCTGCGATTCTCAGGCACCGCAGCCCATGCTCGTATCGCAGCAAGATCTTCATGTCGGGGAATATCATAGAGTTGACGGTTCATCTTGTATTTACACCACACAGGTTAATTTTGTAGCTGCGAAGCAGCAGCGCGAGATTGTTGTGCAGAAAATTTTACACATAATCCTCGCCAGGAACACGATGTATGATATCCCAGTAGCGTAACACAAACTCTGACTCTAATGTGCTGTCAGTGGGTATCCAATATCTGCAACGATTCAGGTGCACTTCCATGGGCAGGTTATTGGCCTGTGCCCAAGACCAAGCGGAGTCACCGCCGTGATCCAAGTGTTCATTGAGTATGCCATAACAGCGCATGGGTGTTTGCACTGTGCGTTCTGCTGTGGTTAGTTTGCGCATGGAAGTATTTAAGTTTTTACTGAGCGTAGAAGCCCATAAACAGGAAGGGCAATTAAATATTAACATGAGCACAGAGTATAACATACGCACAGATTGGGATGCACATGGTGAACGATACACTGTGCTGAAGAACAATCGTGTGGTGATCATCACTCGCTGTAGAAGCATTATCACGAAATGGTTTCCCTTGATGTGGATGGACACTAGTGGGATACCTGATGTGGTTGGGATCTAGCATAATTACAAGACAACATAAAGGACTGACATGACGATTTGGCTATTGGTATTTTGGTTGCAGTATCCGGAAAATCACACAGTGTATACAGAGTATAAGACTGAACGAGAGTGTAGAGATGCAGAGCACTTATGGCAGCGCAGACTGAACATAGTGGGTTCACAGCTGAGAGCGGAGTGCAGGGAGAAACGATTATGAAATGGCTGATCTTCCTGATATATTGGATCAGTCTAGTATATACAATGCGACAGGGCGATCTATGGATGTGGTTGATACTGATGCCTTCATTCTTGTTGCTGTGGATGTGGGCTGAGGAACAAGATCAGGACAATGGCCCCGCTGCAATGGATTAGCGTATATGCGTTTACACGCATAATTGCACAGTAAATGCAGAAAAGTGTGATTTACTGTTGGCCTGAATGCTTGTAGAGGCCGCTAAAGCAGCCGTGGGAGACCAAATGGTGTGGTTTAGTGTGACAAAGTGCAATAAAGTGTGGAATTGTGTGACCATTTGAGCATAGCCTCTCCAACCACCGGTCTTGACTCTTGTAACACTATGGATTCTACCCTAGGATCAGTCTCGTTTGAACCGTTTGAACCATTCTTCCACCATGGAATCAGCGTTTTTAACTGGATACCGACTGGTATACAGTGGCCCCGCTGCAGGGGTTATGGTGTCATAGTGCTAGACACTAGCTTGTAGTATGTGTGTATGATGTCATATACAGCGGCGTGATCAACTCTGAGTCTACGTGCTACCATATCTATACAGTGGTCTTGCTGCCAGCTTTCTCTTACACTGAGATAGAACAGTCTATTCATACGCCAATAACGCTTGAGCTAGGTGATCTGTTGGCATAGGCCCCGCTGCTGTATATACTAGAATAGCCAAAAACCATTGACACGCTGTTAAAAGTATCGTATAATATACACATGCTTAAGAAACGAGCACTAGCTAGGAGCAGAGAAATGACATTACCAGATGAAAGATATCGTGCAGTCAAGAATACCATGGAGTTTCTCATTAGGTTAAGTGCCGGAGAATACCCACGTGTGCCCAAGGCAGTTCGTGAAGAAGCACGATCATTGCTGCGACACTATCCCAACACCTGGGACATGCAACGTGCAGCAGAGGGGGCACCAGAGATATTCCAGGAACGCATGGAGGATCTTCACAGGTTCGTAGCTGCGGGATCACGTCAAGCAGCAGACACCGAAGCGGAACTCTTGAGAGGATATCGAGAGTTGTAACAAGTTTGGGGCCTCTAGCTCATGTTGGTTAGAGCAGTGGACTCATAATCCATTGGTGCCGAGTTCGACTCTCGGGGGGCCCACCACACAGCAGCCCTTAGCTCAGTTGGATAGAGCAACAGCCTTCTAAGCTGTAGGTCAGAGGTTCGAATCCTCTAGGGCTGGCCACGTTAACAGCTGCGCAGCAGCAGAGAGAGTAGTAGCATGTATCAGCATCCGAACCCCATGGATCCCTTTGATGGCGTCAAACGTTGGTATCGCACACTGTGGCCTGCGCAGCGTGTGGGAGTGTGGCTGTGCTGCGCTGTAGCTGTATACCTAGCATTCCAGTGGGTCACCATGAACCCTTAGACCGCAGCGAGATACTGAGAAACCCAGGAACCCTTAGGGTTATAGGGTCTTTTGCCTTTTGGTTGACATTTTGGCTCTGTGGCTGTATACTATGCTTTTACTGAGAGGAGCAGCTATGCCAGACCTAGAGCAGAGAGTGCGACTGTTTGAACAGCAAGAACAATTCTTATCTTCCCTCACAGCAGCACAGAGACAGCAGCTGGCTGAGCTGCTCAGAGCAGACCTTGTGAAGTTTGATGCTGGCCGTGTTGAGCTCTACATCTACAACACAGAAGATTTTGGTTGACACTTTGGTGAAAAGGTGCTATAATTATAACATGAACTTAGAAAAGCCCACCCGCAAGAAACGTGTTGACCGCACTCATATCATCTATGAGCTACGTGTCAACGGAGACAACTACATAGGAGTCACTGCCAAAACAGAGACTACTATTAATAAGTCAGTTCTTGCTCGTGCAGCCAAGCACTTCTATCGTGCCAAACGTGAGAACAAGGACTGGCTGCTTTGCCGGGCCCTGCGTGGTCTCAACGACAAGAGCGAGATCGAAGTACTAGTTCACGAAACACTGCGAGGCAAGGCCGCTGCCCACAAGCGTGAGGTAGAACTACGTCGCGCAATTAACCCTACGCTGAACACGGATGTTCGTGGGGACTGATTGACAGAGTGGCAAAACACTGCTATAATACACACATGTTAACAAGGAGCGATATGATTACAGAAGACATTAACGTTATCGAAGGCATCAAAGCCCGTTTGAATACAGGCATGCTGGAGACCATGATCTACATTGATGCTAACTCAGAAGAGTTCACCCTGGCAGAGCTTAGGGCCTACTTTAGAGTCAAAGCAGAATTCCAAAAATTGTTTGAACCAGCCTAAGGAGACCCAGCATGGCACAGGTAGAAGGCAGGACCGTCAAGGTTGGGGACTGGGTGGGCTTCAAGGCTGATGTTGAACAATGTGGGCAGATCATAGAGATCAAGAGCAGCTACATGGGGCACGCTCTGGTCCTAGAGAACAAGGCAGGGTTCCACGGTGACTACATTGGTGGGCAAACAATAACCACAGAGCAGGCCAGGGATTGTTGGCTGGAAGGTTGACAAAGCAGCAGCTTGATGCTATAATAGACACTTACACTAACAAACATAGGAGCGAACTATGAAAGCATTAGAGAAGTTTATAGAGCAGAAGAATCACTGGAACTCATTCTTCCAGGGCGAGCAATACGAGATCGCTACACGCCAAGGGCGTCAACGTGTAGCGGACATGATTGACTCTGCACTAAGTCCAGAAAACCTAACATGCGACGGAGAGCTGCCTAGAGCAGAGGTACAACGCCGCTACAAGGAATTGATGACAGCTGCCAAGCAGTTGAAGAAGTTGGATCCGTCAGTTACATTCTACGAATATTCAGAGGAGATTGCATAATGGGCACACGATCAAGAGTAGCAGTCATGCATGGCGATGTCTGCAAAAGCGTCTACTGTCACTATGATGGCTATCTAGACTACACAGGCCGCATCCTGCAGGCCCACTATGATTCCACAGCAGCAAATGAGTTGATTGCACGTGGGGACAATTCGGGCGTCAAAGAGACTCTAGCTGAGATGAACTTCTACGAGGATCGGGAAGCTGAGGGTGAGGACGTTGAAGAGTTTGTTAACAGCACTCCCTGGGCAGTGGCACACTCATTCGAAGAGTTCCTTGATCAGGTCCAGGGTTGCTATGGTGAATACTACTATGTCATGCGGGATGGAGTATGGTATGCGGGTTGCGTATACGACACTGAGGGCTTGATCAAGAACGGTTTGGTTGCACTCAAAGACGCAATTGCTGCGATAGAAGCAGCAGATGTGGCATAAAAACAACAGGCCACAAACAGGGGTTGACAACTCCCCTGTTTGAGTGCATAATAGAGACTATGTTAACAACACACACAGGAGCGAAATCCATGCGTATCACACTAAGCCAAGGCCAATACGGCGCCAAAAGCAATCAGATCTATCCCGGCATTGAACTGGATATGGTTGGGGACTTTGTCACAGAAGCCAACAACGGTTGGGAAGGCTACATCAAGGCTCGCTCAGGCTACAACATCAAGGGTGGCGGCGAGACCTGCAAGGTCTGGTGCAACCAAAGTGACATTGCTACCATGGCGGCTCCAGCAGGCGTTACCATGTTGCAGGCTCTGGCTAAACCCGCTAAGGCTGGCAAGAACGATGCTACTGTTACAGACTTTACGCAGGTCAAAGTGCCAGACTCTGCTGTCGCAGACGAAACTGATGAGCAGATCATCGAGCGCACTAGACTGCGCTTTGAGATCCTCAAGGACATGACCAAAGCAGTCAAGACTGGTGACGTTCGTGCTATGATCGTCACAGGCCCTCCAGGTGTGGGCAAGAGCTTTGGTGTTGAAGAAGTTCTAGCCAAAGATGACCTGTTCGATCTCATGGGACAGCGCAAGCCCAAGTATGAGATCGTCAAGGGTGCTATGAGTGCCATTGGCCTGTATAGCAAGCTCTACAAATACAGTGATCCCAAGAACATCATTGTGTTCGATGACTGCGACTCAATCCTTTTGGACGACGTTGCACTTAACATTCTCAAGGCCGCTTTGGACACTTCAAAGAAGCGTACCATTTCGTGGAACACTGACAGCCGTGTGCTACGCTCAGAAGGAGTGCCTGACAAGTTTGATTTCAAGGGCGGTGCTATCTTTATCACCAACTTGAAGTTTGAGAATGTTCGCTCTAAGAAACTGCAGGAGCACTTGGCGGCCCTAGAGTCACGCTGTCACTTCATCGATCTGCGCATGGACACAGACCGTGAGAAGGTTCTGCGTATCAAGCAGATCGTCAAAGACGGCATGTTGGACTCCTATGAGCTTGAGGATGTTGCCAAGGACGAGATCGTGGACTTCATCCTTGAGAACCGTAGCCATATGCGAGAGCTGAGCCTGCGAACTGTTTTGAAGTGTGCAGACTTGAAGAAGAGCTTCCCTACTAACTGGCAGAACATGGCCAAGGTCACTGTTATGAAGGGCATGGCCTAATATGAGTGAGTGCCAATACATAGGGTCAGAGCAACGACAGTGGCCCTACACCATGTGTGGACAAAAGAATCTTGAGGGCAAGAGCTATTGTGCAGATCACTATTGGGTGGTCTACAAGAAAGGAAGCTCTAACCTCAAGAACAACACCAAGGCCATTGATGCAGAGATCGCAGAGCTGAAACGGCTACAAGAACTCGAGGAGATTGAAAATGTTTGATAGTATCGTAAAGGTCACCGTGGCCATAGCACTGATCATCCTGCTATTGGCCATTGGACCCTGGTTGGTGATTTGGGCCCTGAATACTCTGTTCCCTGTGCTGGCTATCCAGTTCACATTTTGGACATGGTGTGCTGTGGTTATCTTGGGCACGTTCTTTCGAGCGAATGTGTCTGTAAAACGGAAGGATTGAGCTTGACCTTAGATCAGCGTTCTGTTATTATAATAAAACGCTGATGAAGTTCAGCTCAACAACAAAGGAAACTTAAACATGAAACGTTTCAATCCAGAAACAAAGACTTTCAAGGTCTTCAACGCACTCTACAATGGTGCAGCTCTTACAGCAGCTCAAGCTCGTAAAATGGGTGTAGGCAACCTGTCAGCAGAAGTCAGCCGCATCAAGCAGAATGGTTATGCTGTTTATGCTAACCAACGCACAGCAGGCAATGGCGTGACTGTCACAGAATACGTCATGGGCCAGCCAAGCCGTGAAATCGTTGCTCTAGGCTACAAGGCCAAGGCATTGGGCATCACTCTTTAATTAGGGTTTCAAAGACAAGCCGATTCGCTCCCGGGGCGTCTTTGGAGGGTGTTGTAGAAATACAACACCCTTTTTCTTTGGCCGGCACTCTCCAAAAGAGGTTGACAGATTGGATACATAGTGCTATAATAGACACATAGTAACAAGGAGCGACGCAAATGGCATTTAATTACGAAAAATACTACGCAACACTTTTCCGTAAGCGTGGCTATTATCTAATCAACGGTGTTTGGTACTACGATGCAGAAGGCAAGTACCAAGTATACGACACTTCACGCTAAGGAGCGAATATGCAATTCACAGCAGATCAAGTATGGGGTGCCGCGGTAGCTGCAGATCGTATCAACGGGGGCTATCTCAAAGAGCCTGTATACGCTCAAAACCTAGATGTGATCGAGAAGCAGGCCAACAAGCAGATGGTCAAGGATTGGCTCCGCAGTAACACCTTCTCACTGATCACAGCTGCAGATATCGAAAGGGGTCGTGAGGTTCGCAACTACTTCAACGGCTTTCTACTCAAAGAGATCGCAGGCCAGATCAACGACTTCGAACGTCAGGCCCTGAAGATCGCCCAAAAGGATGAGTTCACAGGGCGCGATATGTATGATTTCGCTGTGGTCTCATGCTTGCCAGCTGCTATGCTGCGAGATCAATCCAAGAAAGAACTCACAACTGAGATCAGGTTCAGCACCCAGCTTGCTGCTGCTGTAGGTGATCGCATCCAGGGGGACATCGAAGTGGTCAAATGCTACTGGAACCAGAACTATGGCAAGTGGCGTGTCACGGCCCGTATGGGTGAGAGCTTTGTGGACTTTTGGGCTTCTGAGGAGTTCAAGGGCACAGTCAGCATCAAGGCCAAGGTCAAAGCCCAGCGTGGCGATAATACAACACAGTTGAATTATGTGAAAATCATAGGTTGACAACTGAGCAGATTGGTGTTATACTTATGATACTGAGAGATTAATTGTTTTAACCGTTTTTAACTAGCGAGGTCTTATGTCAAAGCAAACTGATATTTCCGTCCGTCAAGTAGGCCCTAAGGGTGCTATGAAGGCGATCCGTAAGGCGATTCAAACTCGTCGTCCTACATTCCTTTGGGGCCCTCCCGGTATTGGCAAGAGTGATGTTGTCAAGCAGATCGGCGAGCAGGCAGGCCGTGAAGTGGTTGACGTTCGCCTAGCCCTGTGGGAACCCACAGACATCAAGGGTATCCCCTATTACAACGCTGATCAGGGCAAGATGGTCTGGGCTCCTCCCAGCGAACTGCCTACAGACCCAGAGTCTACTGCGATCATCTTCTTGGATGAGTTGAACTCTGCACCCCCAGCCGTGCAAGCCGCGGCCTATCAGTTGATCCTGAACCGTCGTGTAGGCACCTATGTATTGCCTAAGGGTGTTGACGTGGTCGCCGCTGGTAACCGCGAAGGTGACCGTGGTGTGACATATCGTATGCCAGCTCCGTTGGCTAACCGTTTCGTCCACTTGGAGATGAAGGTAGACTTTGATGACTTCCAAGACTGGGCTACGCTCAACAAGGTGCATCCAGAGGTCTTGGGTTATGTGGGTTTTGCCAAGCAAGACTTGTATGACTTTGATCCTAAGAGCCCTTCAAAGTCATTCGCAACTCCACGCTCTTGGGTGTTCGTCAGCGAACTCCTGCAGGACGATGACTGCGACAACGACACATTGGCTACCCTGATTGCGGGTGCCGTAGGCGATGGCTTGGCTACCAAGTTTATGGCTCATCGTAAGATTGCAGGACGCTTGCCTAAGGCAGAGGACATCCTCAGCGGTAAGGTCAAGGACCTGCAGATCAAAGAAGTGTCAGCCATGTATTCATTGACCGTGTCCTTGTGCTATGAGTTGAAAGACCAAGCAGAGAAGAAAGCCAAGGGCTGGGATGGTATGGCAGACTGCTTCTTCCGCTACATGATGGACAATTTCCCAACTGAGTTGGTTGTGATGGGTGCCAAGACTGCACTTACCAATTATGACTTGCCTTTGGATGCAACGAAGATGAAATCCTTCGATGAGTTCCACAAGCGTTTTGGTAAGTATGTTTTGAGTGCTATGGAGAATTAAGACCTCGCCCATAGCAAGGGCGGGAGCTTCTCAGAGTTGCCCGCCCACCTTTTTTGGTTGACAGGTGTGTAAATAGATGCTATAATATACACATACTAAGGAGAGCGACACATGGACCCAATCGTAGAGAAACTAACAACTGCACGAGTAGGACTGCTACTCAAAGCGCCTTTCTTTGGCAACATGGCCACTCGTATGCGTTTGATCCAAAGCGACGACTGGTGCCCGACTGCGGCCACTAACGGTCGTGACTTTATGTATAACACAGAGTTCGTTAAGAAGCTCAGTGTTAAGAAACTAGAGTTCCTCTTTGCACATGAGATCTGTCATGCTATCTTTGATCACTTTGGTCGTTGCGGTAGCAGAGATCGTATGCTGGCGAACATCGCACAAGACTACGCTGTCAACCAGATCCTTGTAGACGAACGCATTGGTGAGAAGATCACTGAAGTTAAGATCTGCTATGATCCAAAGTATCGCGGCATGGCTTGGGAAGAGATCTACGATCAATTGTATGAGCAGGCAGAGAAGATCCCTATGGATCAATTGCTCAAGCAATTGGGCGATCTCTTAGACGAGCACATCAAAGAAGAAGAAGGTGCTGGTGCTGGCGGCGACAAGACCAAAGACGGCAAGGGCAAGCCTAGCCTTACCAAAGAAGAAGCAGAGAAGATCAAGCAAGAGGTCAAAGACGCAATGATCCAAAGTGCCGCGGCGGCAGGTGCAGGCAAGACTCCTGCAGGCATCATGCGTATGATCAAGAACATGACTGAGCCCAAGATGGACTGGCGTCAGTTGGTGCAACAAGAGATCCAAAGCATTGTTCGCAACGACTACTCCTTCCAGCGTGTGAATCGCAAGAGTATGCACAGTGGTGCGGTGCTTCCGGGCATGAAAGAAGCAACTACCATTGACGTGGCTATCAGCATTGATATGTCAGGATCTATTGGTGACGAAGATGCAACTGCATTCTTGAGCGAGATCAAAGGCATCATGGATCAGTATGAGGACTTCCGCATTAACTTGTGGTGCTTTGACACAGACATCTACAACTGGAAGACCATCACACACGACGAAGGTCACGAGTTGGAAGAGTATGAGCCACAGGGTGGCGGTGGCACAGACTTTGAAGTCAATTGGACATTCATGGAAGAGAACGGTATCCAGCCCAAGAAGTTCATTATGTTCACAGACGGCTACCCATGCGGTGGTTGGGGTGACGAGGACTACTGCGATACAATCTTTATCGTCAAAGGCAATACACAGGCCAACGCACCGTTTGGTCAGACTGTGATCTATGAGAAGGAGACTGCATGAGCCCTACCACACCTAGGTTCCCTAACGATCCTATGGACTATGATCTACCACCACACTCAGACTGAAGTGCCAGGGGTTGTGGCACAAATGCCACAGGCCCCGCTGCTTACGTGTGCGTGTAATCTAGGTCTTGACATCTAGGCAGATTGGTGTTATAATATAGACATATTAACAAGGAAGGAGCGGTAATGATAGAACTGTTGTTAGCTTTTATAGCAGGCATGATCGTAATGGACTTCATGTATGCTTGGCGCATGGGGATTCCACAGATGTTGTGGTATCGTTTCAAACATCGCAATGATCCTAAACCTAACTTTCGTGAATGGAGAGAAGACTAATGAAAATCATTTTGGCATTCATCGCTGGTATGTTCGTGGCCACAGTGGGAATCTCTGGTGTAGCATCTGCTGTAGATAAGGCCGTTGGTAAAACTCAAGAAGTAATGAAGGAGACTGTTAAATGAGCGCAATGAGTAATCTGGATTACGATATCCAAGAACTATACATCGAAGGCCACAGTGCCAAGATGATCGCTGCTTTGTTAGAGTGCCCTGTAGAGCTAGTCTTAGGTGCACTTGAGACCATGGGGGTTAAGGATGTAGAGGACGAAGAGATCTATAGTCCCTACCAAGGAGCATGAGTAGATTAGAATACCTAGCAAGGCCCTTAGTGGCCTTTGATCCTTACAACAAAGATCACAGACGATACTACGCAGAGTTCCTAGAAAGTGGCGGTTGGGGTTCATGCCCTGTGCGTTTTATCTGCCCCGAGGACTCGGGCAGTGACCTTACTGTTATGATCAAGAACAGCTTGATCTACTTTTACATTGAACGTGAGTTTGGTGGTGGGAAGCTGGCTAAAGCACGATCAGCTGACCTCAAGGAGCAGGCAGACCGCAGGTACAAGGAAGCGGGACAACTGCGCAAAGAGGCACAGGCTCTGATGAAACCCAGGCGCTAATAGGGTCTTTCCAAAGTGGTTGACAATGTGATAAATTCTTGTTATACTATGTGCATAGTAAGAAATTAGGAACACAAATGCACACACTGATCCAAGCTATCCAACAAGTCCTTCCTGCAGTAGTCAAAGAGATCAACGAGGTTAGGATTCCGGCGCTCGAAGCAGCATGGGGTAGGACATTCCAGGCTGAGATGGCTAACGAGAACCAAGTGACCGTTGAGATCGCCAAGAACTATGCCCGTCCAGTTAACAACACCTTCCTACGTCACATTCAAGCAGTCCTACCTAGCTTCACTGAGCATACCACAGACGGTAGTGACTATGAGTTGAACGGTGTGTTGATTGAAGACAAGAACAGCTTCTCAGAGGGCAATGGTTGGGTAGGCAATGGCTTTCAAAAGACTCCTATGCACCTGCTGAAGAAGTTTAAGGTAGATGCTAACGGTCGTATCACTCATGCGTTCATTGCATTGGTAGACTTGAGCAAATGCCAAAGCGGCTGGTCAGCTAAGACAGTCAACACCAACCGCTCAGTGATTGCTTTTGAGTTGGCAGACGAAGCACACATCCAGATTGTGTGTGGCACATTGAAGAAGAACAAGAAGTATATTAAACCTATTATGAAGGCGGTATGATTTTGGTTGACAATTTAGTTGATTGATGTTATACTATAGGTATAGTGAATAACAAGGAGCGAAGATGTATATCAAACTAGAGTCTGACACAGAACAAGAGCGTATCATAAAGATCCTCAAGGGGTGGCAATTCGATCGCAAGCAACACGGTTGCCTGTTTGATCGTGGCAGTGCCGATTCCTACTACGGTCGATCACGTGATCCACACTACGGCGGTGTGGGAGGCGACTCAGGTCTGCGTGTTGATCAGTTGTCTGAGGAAGAAGTAGCAGAGTATCAAAGAGGCTACACCCACAACGAACTCTACGGTGATAAGAAAGACTACCGATGAAGAAGTTCACATTTTGGCGCAATGCCATCATATCGGAAATCTACGTGGTCGACGCAGCAACTGAAGAAGAAGCACGTGAGCAGCTTCAGGCAGGGGAAGTGGAAGTGTTCTCCGAAGAGTGGATGGATTGGGCCACAGACGATTTCGAGCTTGAGCACGTGGAGATCATCGATCCTTTGTACCGTATGGTTAAAGACTACGAATCGGTTGACAAATTGAGCAACTGATGCTATAATATACACATACTAAGGAGAGCGGAATGGGTTATAAGACATTTGAAGTTGATACAATGCGTGACAAGTATGGTCCTCGCCCAGGTCTCGAAGGCCCATTCAACTTCCTTGGTAGGGTTTTGTATTACGATCCCAAAGAGGGCAAGTATTGGGATCCCCGCACAGACTTCTATGTTGAGCAGAGTGAGATGGACACACTCAACCGGAACCTGCAGAATCTTTTAACAACATCTTAAGGAGCGACGATGCCTAATTGGTGCAATAACAATCTAACACTGGAACACGAAGACCCAGCAATGATCACTCGTGCCGCGGATGCACTGTTGCGTGGGGAGTTCTTGAATGAGTTCATTCCAGTGCCAGCGGATCTGCAGATCGTTGCGGGACGCTTGGGTGACGGTGACGAGCAGAGAGAACTGGAACGCAAGACCGCTGAGAATCTAGAGAAATACGGTTATGGCAACTGGTATGACTTCTGCGTAGGCGAGTGGGGAACCAAATGGGATGTAGGCTGTGAAGGAAGCACTGATGTGCATCCAGATGGCAAGATGCTACACACCTACTTTGATTCAGCCTGGGCTCCCCCTGTGAATGCCTATGTGAAGTTGGAAGAGTTGGGCTTCAAGGTCAACGCCATGTATTACGAATCAGGCATGTGCTACGCTGGTGCCTACGGTGATGGCAATGATGAAGAGATCAGCCTCGAAGGCATGAGTGCCGATGATATCGAACAGCACTATCCAGAGATCAACGAGGCTTTTGGTATCGCAGAAAGCATCCGTGAATACGAGGCTGAGAACGAAGAAGAGCTCACTGCTTGGATCAAAGATGGCGCTGAGAAAAAAGCTCAGTTGATTGCAGAATGAGTCGAGAGTATAAGTTTATATTCAACGTGGTTTGTGCTGGGAACGGCACACCCGATATGGCTAGGGTCGAAGAAATGATCGACCTTAGCATGCAGGATCTGGTCTTTGACGATGAGTTCATCACCGCCCTTGACGAGAAAGAGAGTGTCACTATTCAGGTTAATTTGGTAAAATGAATGGTTGACTGTTTGAATTTGGTATGCTATACTAATAACATGCTGAATGATTGGCATATTTTTAACACACACAGAAAGAGGTAACATCATGGCAACAGATAAAAAGTTTGCAGTAGCAGGCGTTTCAACATACGAAGGCAAGACCAAGGTTCGTTTCGCCAACGACACCATGCGTGTCAAGATCCTGGCCAAGAACGGTCACACAGACGTGCAGCTCGTGGATCTTCCACATGAGATGACCAAAGCGGAGATCGGTCAGCACATGATCGCCACTGGCTTTGGCAAGGGCAACGCAGCTATCGAAGCTGCTGTAGCCTACGTAGTCAAGAAGAACCCTTCGGCCACAGCTGCCAAGGTAACTACAACTACTGTCGCGAAGGCAGAAGCTGTTGCTGAATAACCCGATTCGCTCTCGGTAAGCAGCAACCTTGATAGAGACCCTACTAACACTAGGGTCTCTTTTTTTTGGTTGACATTTTGGACAAAGTGCGTTATAATAACAACTTACACACACAAAAGGACACAAAATGTTAACACAATGCATAGCATACGCAAAGCTAGTTTACAACAAAAAACTTAACGCATACAAAATGCAAATTGCGTTTAACGTACACAAAGAGTTAGTAGGCACTAGCTATAAAATGCGCTTTCCTGTGCAAAGCAAATGCAACTACGTTAGTGGGGACTTACTTGCAGAAAATTTAGAAGCAGAAATGCAACGCACAATTATAACAGCAAGCAAGATGTTGCGCACAAACAACATTGTAGTAGTAGAGTAAAGCGTAGGGTTATTATAGCACACACTTGCATTTTGGACAAATGTGTGCTATAATATGTTTTTAACAGAAAGCAAACAATGCAAAATACAAAAAGCAAATTAGACAGTTTAATGTTACAGTTACAAGCAGTGCTAGAAGAAGCAGAGCTAGACGAACACGTTGCAATACAAAACGCATTTAATGCGTTAGCATGTGCGCTAGACGACACAATTATAGCATAACACTACAGCGCATAGGGTTATTGCGCACACACTTGCATTTTGGACAAATGTGTGCTATAATATGTTTTTAACTAGGAGCAAACATGCAAAATACAACACAGTATATTACAGAAGCAGAAGGCGGCTACGAGCTGTGCATTACACTTGACAACGAGCAGTGTGCGGGCGTTAACGTTGAGAGCATTACTATGTTTATTAGCAATGTAAACGACGCAGAAGACGGCGACGAAGCTTGCTATTACGATGGGGACTTAGCTGTTAACTACAACATAGACACTTTGCAAAACGATGAGACAGCGCAGACAATGGGAACGCTGTTAGTGCGCAACATACACAGCGAAGACGAAGTTACTGCTGTTATGGGACAGTTTTATTGGGAGGGAGCATTTACACAACGTTTAAATGCTATACTTGTGGAACACGGCTTTACTGCTAACACAGTACACACTAGCGAGTGGGGCATGCAAGACGAGGGACGTGCAAGCTACGACGCTTGCGAGCTTGCGGACGAGATACGCAATATAATGCAAACTGCTACAGCGTAAAGGGTTATTATATAGCACACTTGCAATTTGGACGCAAGTGTGCTATAATACATTTTTAAGCAACAAAGGAAACACAATGTATAAAATTAACGCAACACTAAACACAAATGGCAACGGCTATTGGAGCAGCACTAAAGCGGCTGTAGAGATTACAGCATTGCAACTTGCATACACAAACGACGAGCTGGACTTTGGCGAACTACGTGTGCGCTTTAACACAGCAACTTGGGACACAAGCAAGCTGGGGCTTATATACACAGACAAACAGTTTATGCGAGAGCTTAAAGAGCTGTTAACTGCTAAGGGCTTTGACGCTAGCGATGTAAGCTACAGCGAGCAGGGCATGCAAGGGGACACTTATGTTAGCTGTGACGTGGGACAATGTTTTATTAACACGTTTATGCAACACGCATAACAGCACAGGGGCGGTGGCCCCGCTGCTGTAGGGGTTGACACTTTCTTCGTTTGGTTGTATAATATAAATATGAACATGACAGAACTATTCATCGCAACTCTCCTAGGGATCTTGATAGGATGGCAGGCTGCCAAGCGTGTGCATCTACAGGGATTCCGTGACCTACTACGAGCCTTGAAGGTCACGGAAGAGGATCTACTCCGAGCCATGATCAAGGTCCAATCAGGTGAATGGCAGCCGGATGAAGATGAGGGAGCCAAGGATGGCACAGTGGTTGATGTCAAACTTGAGCAACAGGGCACAGAGATCTTCGCTTATCGCAAGAGTGATAACCAGTTCCTGGCACAGGGATCAAACGCAGACACGTTGATCGAGAGATTGACCCAAAACCTCACACCCTGTAAGGTGGTTGTGGCCCAAGAGGACGGCGCTGATCTGTTGCAGAAAAGCCACACCTAATTTGGTTGACAATCTGGCTCATCAGTGTTATAATACACACATGAACAGAACAAATGACATCTTACAGTGGACCGGAGCAGCGGCCATTATCGCCATGCATGTGCTCAACGCCATGGGTCCTGAAGCATATCCCTGGAACATCATCGCAGCATTCATAGGCACAGTGGCATTCCTTGCATGGACCGTGCGTGTGCGTAACTTACCTCAGTTCACTGTCAACGTGGTAGCACTGCTGATAGGCTTTGTGGGACTATACAAGGCATTTGGATAACAACAAGGAGCAGATCATGAACAAATTCTTGGAATTCACTGTGCTGACCGCAGACGAACAAGCAATGATACAACAATATCGCAGTCCTGTCAACGAACTCAGCGTGGTCAAACAGGTTCCTATAGCTGAGGCTGAATACTTCAGGGCCTTGGTCAAACGAGCCAGTCCCGGGCAGCGTGTTCGTGTGCGCTATCGTGGACCTAGATACGATCACATGCGCCAGACCACACTTCGCAGCAACGCGGTTCACGTTTCTATCTATGCGGACTAACCCCACGTAAATATCACATGCAGACCAACATCATTCACCTACAAGACTGCGTGGCCGGCATGCTGTCCCTGCCCGCAGCCAGTGTGGACATGGTCACAACTTCCCCGCCCTACAACCTAGGCATTGACTACAGCACCTATCAGGACAACAAACCCAGACAGGAATACCTAGAATGGTTGGACGGGGTGTTTGCTGCCGTCAAGCACTGCCTCAAAGACACAGGCCACTTTTGGTTGAACATGGGCTACAGCAACATCGATCCCTGGGTGGGCATGGATGTGGCCATGATCGCTCGCAGACATTTCGTCCTGCAGAACAACTTTGCCTGGGTCAAAAGCATCGCAGTCAATGACGTGACTTCTGGGCATTTCAAACCCATCAACAGCACACGATTCGCTAATCCCACGTGGGAACATCTGTTTCACTTCACCAAAACCGGCGCTGTGGTCTGTGACAAGTTGGCGGTTGGAGTGCCTTACATGTGGGACTGCAACATTGACAACTCCGGTCGCGTTCGCGGGCGCTTGGCCAAGAAGATGGGATTCACAGACATCAAAGACTTCAATCGTCGAGCCACTGCTGCTGAACAGGCCAAACTCGCAGCTGATCTAGCACAGAAGATGGCTGCTCAGAAACCACGTCCAGATGTGCGATGCCGGGGCAACAGCTGGTATGTGCCCTATGATACCATAGCCAATCGAGAGCTACACAGGGGCAGTCATCCCGCCACGTTCCCCGTGGCCCTAATCGAACAGTGCATACGGTTCAGCGGAGTCAAGTCGGGAGTGTTGGTGGATCCATTCATGGGATCAGGAACCAGTGCTGTGGCCGCGCAGCGTCAGGGCTTGGACTACATTGGATTTGACATTGATGCAGACTACATCCAGTTTGCTGAAGATAGGATCCGTGATCAAGCCCAGGGATCTGCGCCATTGAATCCCCTGTTTTTCGAAGCTACGGAATAACCCTACTCGATCTAGGGTTATATTTGAATTTGGTTGACAACCCAGCCAATCTGTCATATAATAGACACATAGCAACAAAGAAACACAGAAGGAGCGATATATGACAATAACAGTAGCACAGATGATCCAGGCATTGCAGGCATTGCCTCAGGACGCAGAGTTGGTAGTAACCGAGAGTGGTTATTACTGCTATGGCGAGTTTGCAACTATCATGTTGCCAGAAGCCTACACAGTAGAAGGTGAAGACGAAGACGTTGCCCGGGGCACACAAGTCTACCGCATTGGTCACAGTCACCAAAGCTACTAATAACCTGAGTGGTTGACAGGTTATCCAAAAGGTGTTATAATACACACATAGTAACAAAGCAATAGGAGCGAACCAAATGGCTAAAGTAAATTATGACAACTTCGCCTCGTTTGATATCAACGAGTGCTGTGACCACTTTGACTCAGAGAAGCCCAGCAACTGGAAGAAGATCGGTAAGTTCATCGTAGCAGACGGACAGGACTACTTGCAGGTCCTGGAAGAGGGTTTTGACTACGATAGAGAAGACATTGGTGATGGCGAGTATGCGGCCTTTGACGCAGGCGTCAAGTATGCGCTGACAAAGATGAACATTGCCTTTGAAGCAGCCGGTTTGGACCTTCAGATCTGCTCTGTGGACCTGGTAGAAAGCATGGGATTCGTGTTAGTGCGCACTGACGATGAGCCCGAGGATTTCGTCAAGCGTGTGCTGAAAAAGCCCGTGATGATGGTAGAAAGCTGGGTGGACTAATTGCCAAAGTGTCAACCCTACCACTAGACCCTGCAACTCGCCTGGGCACTTCGTGGGGTTGACACAGAGGCTTTTTGGTTGTATAATCAACACATAGCAACAAAGGAGCGGCAATGATCAAGAACAAAGAATTAGCGTTTGAACTGTTTCTAAAAGACATGGAGCAACCTGTGTTTCAATTTGCCATCTATCGCAGTTTCAAAAGATGGGCAGACCTTAGAGATCAATTGGTAAAAGTCTATGTGGACAAGACCGGGATCCCTGCTAATGAGTTCCACTCTCAAATAGCCCTAAAGAACGCAGGGTTATTGGGTTGACAAATTGGCTGCTTGATCGTATAATAAACACATACACACACAAAGGAGCAACAATGACTATCACAGCAACCCCAGAGCAGATCCCCATGATCGTAGCCGAAGCTGAATTCGCTGCCCACGCCGCAGCTGATCAATACTTTCGCCAAGAGCTGGGCGGCAGGGATCAATTCGCATGCGGCTTTGCCTGGGTGAAGATCTACGGTGTCAAGGGCAACACCAAGTTGGGCCGGGCCTTGAAGGCCACCGGGATCCGTCCTTCATACTCAGGCGGCTTAGAGATGTGGAATCCATCCAAGTTTGGATGCCAGAACGTGGACACGCTGGAAGCAGGCGCCCGTGCCGCAGCCGGTGTGTTTGAGAAGTATGGCTTTGAGGCCTATGCGGGCAGCAGACTTGATTAACCCTAGACCCTGGAGGGTCTTTGGTTGACAGTTTGGCTAATCGGCGTTATAATTAACACATACACAAACACTTACAGAAAGACACAAATGACAACTAATCAAGCAATGTTCGTATTCATAGCAGGACTGCTTCTCACACTGGGTGCAGTAGGTGGTGTAGAGGCCAGCGTAGATGCAGAGCAACTCACAGGTTCGTTGTTGTTGGCAGTGTTGGGCCTGTTAGGCATGTATGCGGGCACATTGGGTTTCCGTAACGCACACTACTTCGACTAACATGGAAGCACTGAGAGAGATCACAGGGGGCCAGTTCCCCGCCCACATATACCTTGTAGATGGCACGAATCTAGTATCGTATATCAAACAGGGCGAAACCGAAGCCTTCTACTTCAAGAATCCCATCAAAGGATTTGACAAGAGAGGCCGTAAGTTTGAACCAGTAAAACCCAATCCATTCACAACGAAGAAAGAAACAAATGCAAAAACAGTCATTGGTAGTAGTGGGCAAGTATACACAGTCACAGAAGACTCGTGTAGCTGTCCCGGCTTCACGTATAGAGGTTCCTGCAAACACTTGGGCCAACATGATTGAATACCTTAGAGGTGTGGCATGATTCGGTTGGAAGGCTTATCCAAACAAGACGTGCAGATCTGCACACTGTTGTGGAACTGTGACACAGTAGAAGCAGTAGAGGTATTGGTCAACGCCATGCCCGCCGCATATAAACAACGTGCTGTTACCATGCGTGAGCTAATGACAGCAGCACAACTAGATACCATAGAGGACATTGATGAAAACATCACTGCTTATCTGCAGCATATTAGTAGCCGCTAGCACAGTAACGGGCTGCGCTACACACGATCGTAGAGACACTGCATATGATCCCAACCTGAGGCGGGGTCAGAGCCTGTTCGATCAGATCCCCAATTGGGAAGACTCAGCACAGAAGATATGTTGCGGACATCTTCGAAGCTGTGGTCCGGGACAATCGCCGAGGTGTTGAGAGGTCAGGTGGTGGCCATGGTGGGGTGGCCGGTTATGCATGTAGTGTTGTATAATAGCAACAGTAGTGGTAGCAAATCACCACCCTGAAATGATAAGTAACTCACCCAAATTTTTTACGCAGCTGGTTTTTTTCAACTTCAAACTCTTTTTCTACTATGAATCATACCTTACAACACAGAGACCTTGCAGGAGCCAATCTCTCACCCGGAGATCATTGCCTAGTCACTGAACACAATAGAATCATCCTAGCCCGTGTCTTAAAACTCTATGATGCCAGCAATCAACTACAGTTACAGCCATTAAGCAGTGATGCAGGTGGCCGTAGAAGCCGACCCAGTCAAAAACCCATTAGGCGAGAGTGCTACAATGTGTATAAGATCGCTGACACAGAAATCACCATGAGCATACTACGAGGGGCCATTTAAAAAACTGCGCCCAAAATTTTTAGGTGCATAGACCCATTTCAGCTGTAAATACAAGATGCCTAACATCTATCACTTTCTATCACTGTCACCAGCTCCCTTGTTCTTGCTAGGGTTTATATACAGCATCTTCAATCCCATGCACATATGCAGTTCTTGGCCATATGAAATGAGTCTAATGTGGTTCGTAATGTTTCTAGCCCACTTAACACCGTGGTTCATATGGTTTCAACAACGCAACTCGACCAGGTAAACTAAAACAGCAGTGATAAGCACCTTGTAGCACTGCGTAACTTTCCCAGTAGTAGATCTCCAGGATATCCGGTCTATTTGAAGGACACCATACAAGATCGTGTATTTCAATCACACCCATGGGACCTTCAATGGTCACTGTGGTGTTGTATTCACCTGTGCTGGTCAACAGTCTAAGCATGTAAATACTTATGTGCTGATAGTGTATCTACAACCATTTCACACACCGCAGACTGATCTGTTGATCACGTGGCGGCATGCAGTTTCCTATTGGCCCAGATCATATGCACACACAGAACTGTTCAATGCTGCCATACCCATGGATTGGTGGCTGCTGTTTTCAAACCCTGTATACGCTGACATATGGTTGATCAAGTATCCTGAACACAGTCGTATTATACGCACTTTATTCGACTGAAAAAATCTTGCGCTGTGTGCTTTGCACAAAAAATTTTGCGCTGCGCTTCGCCAGGAATAATCTCCTTGCCCACATAAATACTTGCATGAACCAACAATTCCTATTACCCATGGCCCGTAATATGATCACAGGGCAAACAGTGAAAACCCAGGATCTCACTGGATCTAGATTCGCTCTGAATCAACGTAAACTAGCTGAAGACATGGCACAGCAATTGGCTGATAAAATGACAGCTCGCACTAGCCAAACATGGCAGGGCTTTGTGCAAACATACATGCCCAGCACACGACTCTAACTCCAGTCAAGAAACACCAGCATACCTGCTGTGGGTTTTAAATACTAGGATGAAAAATACCAGTGATTATCTATACAGATAGTTCACGGTATCAGCGTTTTCTCTAAAAACTTCTGCACCATTTTTCAAGTGAAATCTACGAGCCATTTCGGTCTTGGGACTCAGAGTCACATAGGTATTGATCTCAGGCTGTTCACGTTGGATTTCACGCTGTGCTTCTTCAATCAATCTACGTCCTGCACCTGCAGCATATGACCATATGGTGTAAAACACTGCGGTATTGGTGTTCACTGCAAGATCTGCCAGTTCCGTGACATCCTGTGGAATCTCACTGAGAAACTTCACGCAGGTCACTGCTAGGGGTTGTTGTGTTTGATCATCCCTCAGCACAAAAATTCGAGAATTGTTGTTGACTCGAAACTCTGCAGGCAGTTCGGGTCTCACTGGATCGTCTTTGATTAGATCAAGCAGGTTGTCTCTAAGGTCTGTGATGATGTGTAGCATGATGGGTGGTTCCTATTATATGCGTATTTATTGATATTGGTGTGATTTGGCGATTTTTGTCAAATCACGTGTTGACTGTTAGTATATTATACAGTATAATTAAATATACAGCAACCACAAAGGAGTTCAAAATGTTCGGAACAAATTACACAGGCGGGGACGTATTAAGTTACCGCTCAGCAGAACAAGTCAACGCAGCCATGGGCCGTGTCTACGGACACATGAGTCTAGCAGTCATAGTATCAATGTTGGTGAGTTTTTGGGTGGGCACCACACCTGAGCTGCTGGCATTCTTTTTCACAGGTGTGCTAAAATGGATCGTGATCTTTGCACCCTTGGCCGCTATATTTGGCGTCAGCTATGTGCTAGGTAACAATCCCAGCAAAGGTGTAGCGCAGTTATGCCTACATGGCTTTGCAGCCTTGATGGGCCTCAGCTTTGCAATGATTTTTGCAGTGTTTACCATGGGCAGCATTGTTAGTGCATTCATGGGAGCAGCTATCTTGTTTGCAGTAATGAGCGGTTATGGATACTTTACCAAGCAGAATCTAGACAGCATGGGCAAGTTCATGTTTGTGGGTTTGATAGCCATTGTCATTGCCAGCATTGTTAATATCTTTATTGGTAGCACAGTCATGCAGATGGTGATCTCAGCATTGGCAATTGTCATCTTCCTTGGACTAACTGCCTACGACACACAAAAGATACGTGAAATGGTTTCAGTGGATACCAGTGATGCGGTAGAAGTATCGGGTGCATTGACCCTTTACATGGACTTTATCAACCTGTTCCTAAATCTCTTGCAGT